AATGATCATCAAAATGATGATATTCAATGCCATTAAATCAGCCGGAAAAGCAATGGGTTTTGATATGTCGTTTCTTGGAGGAGCAAGTAGCGGAGGTTATGCCGATGGCTCTTGGTTGTTCTATCGAGATGGTCTGGTCGGTTTCGAGCAAGGCGGTTTTACCGGCTTAGGCGGAAAATATCAACCGGCTGGTATTGTACATCGTGGTGAATATGTTATCACCAAAGAAGCAACAAGCCGATTGGGTATTGAATACCTTGATTACCTCAATTATCAATCCCGTTCAAAACCTCGTGGTTTTGCTAATGGTGGCGGTGTTGGTGTGCCAACGGTACATCAAACTAATGGACAGACTAATATCAAAGTAAATGTGATTAATAATGGTGAGGCGGCACAAGCCAAAGTAGAAAGCAAACAGACTGATAACGGTTTAGAAATTACCGTTGAACTGCTCAAAACAATGACGGATATTGCCGAAAGAGCTGCGAATAACGCCATCACCACAAATTTCAGACCGGGTGGTGCCTTTGCTTAATATGCAAAATTGACCTTTAATTTGACCGCAGTTTTGTGTTTTAAGTCAAAAAAACAAACCCCGATAGGCGGCAACCTGTCGGGGTTTCTTATTTCCAACTTTCCATACAAAGAGGAAACAAACTGAATGAATTTTAATATAGAGGTGGCGAAAATGCTAGAAGTTATTTCAAAAGACCCGATTGCCCGCCGTTTTGCTTATGTTGTTGTGACGTTAAGTTTTATTTTCGGAATGGTTTGGGTGTTGCCTAATTTAATTAATGCAATTCGTTGGTGGTAAATTATGCCAAATCTTATTTCCAACCAATTTAAACTCGATCTTGCCAAACTTGAGCAAAACGCCCTGATCGAACTCTTTGAGGTAGATCTACGCGGATTAAAAGATTCAGATGGGATGAATGGTGAGCTGTATCGGTTTTATGCCGGTAGAAATGAACACTCACAGCCGATAGTGTGGCAGGGGAATACTTACGCTCCTTTTGGCGTGAAAGCCGAAGGCTTTGAAATGTCGGGACAAGGACCGAGTAATCGCCCAACGCTTACCCTTGCCAATATTAACGGATTTTTGACCGCACTTTGTAATCGGTTCGATCAATGTTTGGGGGCTATTGTACGCCGACGTTTAGTGTATATGCATTATCTTGATGCGGTAAACTTTACGGACGGCAACAAACAAGCCGACCCCACACAAGAGGCATTAAGCTATTTTGTGATTGAGCAATTATCCTCACTCAAGCGTGATGTAGCACAATTTACCCTTGCTTTGCCCAGTGAAACGGATAATGCATTAATTGGCGCGCGTATGATTACTGCAACCTGCGGTTGGCTTTATCGAGGTGTGGAATGTGGTTATACGGGACGTGCAGTCGCAGACGAGAAAGACAAACCCACTTTAGATTTAAAAAAGGACAAATGCAGTGGGTTATTGAGCGGTTGCAAATTACGAAATAACACCCGCAACTACGGTGGGTTTGTAAGCGTGAATAAGTTGGGGTAAAAATGGGCGATAAATTACATCATCAAATCATTGCTTATGCCAAATCAACCGAACCGCATGAATGTTGCGGTTTTGTTGTTTTAAAACGAGGTGAAAATCAACCGCACTTTTTGCCTTGTGAAAATATGGCGGAAGACAAAGAGAACCACTTTGAAATTTCATCGGATGATTATCTCAAGGCGGAATCAATGGGGGAAATATTGGCATTGGTACATTCTCACCCAAACGGCAAGCCTGAACTATCGCAAGCCGATTTACAAACGCAGCTTTATAGCCAACTGGATTTTTGGCTTGTGTGTGACGGTCAAATTCACCTTTTCCCAAAAATCCCATTATTAATCGGGCGTGAATTTGAACACGGCAAAATGGATTGTTACACGCTCTATCGTGATTTTTATCGCCTTGCCGGTTATGAAATGACTGAGTATGAACGTGATGATTACTGGTGGGAAGATGGCTTTAATCTTTACCTCGACAATATCGAAAAGGAAGGATTTGAGCGGGTTAAAGACCAACACGCATTACAAATCGGTGATGTCATTTTAATTCAGGTGGGGGCGGATGTGCCGAATCATGCCGCGATTTATATTGGTGATCAAATGGTCTTGCACCACGCACCAAAACGCTTATCAAAACGTGATCTTTATGATGGTTATTGGCTCAAGCACACGCACAGTATTTGGAGGTTTAAAGAATGGTCAAGGTTAGATTTTACGGTGCCCTTAAACAGTTTGGCAATGAGTTTAATTTAGAAGTAAACAATACGGCAGAAATTGTCCGGGCGTTAACCAGTCAGATCCCGAATTTACGCCAATTTTTACAGCAAGGTTTATTTAAAGTCCGCATAGGCAAAGATTATCTTGATAGCCGTTATTTAGAAAAGGGAATGTTCTATCAGTTAAAAGAGGGAATGTTAGTCTGTTTTACACCGGTGTTAAAAGGCTCGAAAAAAGCGGGATTATTTCAAACTATCGTTGGCGCAGTAATGGTTGTTGTTGGTTACGCTATGTCTTGGACTGGCGTGGGGGCGGTCGTTGGTAATCTTGGTGTTGGGCTTTTGCTTGGTGGCGTGTCTCAAATGCTCACTAAAATGCCTTCAATGCCGGGACAAGGAAATGAAAAAGAAAAGAAAAACTCAACGACATTTTCTAACCTCTCGAATATGGTGGCTCAAGGTAAACCAATGCCACTCGCTTATGGGCGAATCAGAACGGGGTCATTGATTATTTCACAAGGTGTGGAAACACAAGATACGAATATTTAGGAGTGAATGATGGGTGGAAGTGGCGGCGGTGGCGGACGTACACCGGTTGAAGCAAAAGAAAGCGGTCGTAGTAAACAGCTTGTCAAAATTGTTGAAATTATTTCCGAAGGGGAAATTGCAGGTTTAGCGAGGGGAATGAGATCCGTTTATCTTGATAATACCCCAATCAAAAATCGGGACGATTCTTACAATTTTCGTAATGTTCAGATTGAAGGCAGGAGGGGATCGCAAGTTCAGGAGATTATTCCCGGTTTTAATACCTCAGAGAAAGAAATCAATGTCGGCACACAGGTGCGAAAAACAACGCCGATCACCCGTACAGTGACGGATAGCAAAGTTTCCCGTCTGCGTTTAACCCTTGGCGTGCAATCGCTGTTTCAACAAAACGATCAGGGCGATACGAACGGCGCAAGTGTCAGTTTAACGGTTTATATCGGCAATCAAAGCTACCCGATAACGATGAGCGGCAAATACAGTTCACAGTATTTACAACAGCATACTTTTTCTAATTTGCCTGCCGTACCCTTTACCGTGCGAGTTGTGCGCAATACCGCAGACAGTAAATCACAGCGATTGCAAAATAACACGGTATGGGCGAGTTATACGGAAATTATCGATACGGAATTTACTTATCCAAACACGGCATTAATTGGCGTGAAATTTGATTCGGAATATTTCTCCAATATTCCCAACCGCACTTATGATGTGAAAGGCATTAAAGTCAAAGTGCCGTCAAATTACAACCCGATAACCCGACAATATCGCGGTATGTGGGACGGCACATTTAAATTGGCATGGTCAGATAATCCGGCTTGGGTGCTTTATGACATCGTCACCAACAAACGTTATGGCTTGGGACAACGTCTAGGGGAGTTTGGGGCGGACAAATGGGCGTTGTATCAAGTGGCGCAATATTGCGATCAGCTGGTTCCCGATGGGTTTGGCGGTAAAGAGCCTCGTTTTACCTGTAATGCGTGGCTCACCGACCAGCGGGCGGCTTATGATGTCATCAATGATATTTGTTCGATTTTCCGCGCAATGCCGGTATGGAATGGGCGAGAACTCACAGTCGTCATGGATCGTCCGTCCGATCCGGTGTGGACTTACACCAATGCGAATGTTGAAAACGGTGAGTTTACTTACACCTTTTCAGCCAAAAAAGCCCGTCATAATGCGATCCAAGTGGAATATGCGGATAAAGACAATGCTTATGAAAAAACCATTGAATATGTTTCCGATGATGAGGCAATCCGAAAAAATGGTTTAAACGTGAAGAAAATCACCGCATTTGGTTGTACGTCCCGTGGCCAAGCACACCGTACCGGCTTATGGTTATTACAGACTGAAAAACTGGAAACCAAAACCGTGACGTTTACGGTAGGGGCGGAAGGCTTAATGCACGTGCCGGGCGATATTATCAAGGTGGCAGATATTGATTATGCCGGCACCAATATCGGTGGGCGGGTATTAAAAATTGTCGGAAAGAAAGTTACCCTCGATCGTGAAATCGATATCACGGCAAATAGTTATTTTACCTACATCAATGCACAGGCAAAACATCAAGATATTAAAATTTTGTCAGTAAATGGGGCGGAAGTCACCCTCGAGACTGAACCGACAGGCTTGACGGAATATGGTGTTTGGTCACTCACCACGCAACGAATTAACACACAATTATTTCGTGCCTTAAGTGTGAAAGAGCAAGACAAAGGTAAATACACCATTGTTGCCTTGCAACACGAACCGCAGAAAGAAGCCATCGTTGATAACGGGGCGGTTTTTGAACCGAAAGCGACCAGTATCCTTGTCGTGCCGAAAGTAAATGATATTCAAATCATCACCAATCCTGACGGCAGTATTGGCATTAATGCCGATGTGAGTGGCGGAAACGGCTTGGTGAAATATGATATTTTAATCTATAAGGGAGATAATCTTTTTGATGTTCGACTTGGATTAAAATCACCGGAACTGGATTTAAGCAATCTTGCTAACGGTGAATATCTTGTCGTGATTCGTGCAAGAAACGAAAAAGGTCAGTTACTCAACGAACGCACACAGCGTTTTACCATCGACCGCCCACCTGCACCAACGGGCGTTAGGGCGACAGGTGGTTTAGGTAATATCACCCTTGAATGGGATTGGGTTAACGAAGCCACCGCTACTGAGATTTTTGCCTCCGAAACGGACGATATTAAAACCGCCAAACGTATCGCCAAAGTCACCGCTCGAATGTTTACCCACGAAGTGGGGGCAAAACAAGTACGTTACTACTGGCTACGTCATACTCGTGGAATGAATGTCGGGTCGTTTCATCAACAATCGGGCTTACGGGCGGAAAGTGCGGTCGATATTGACGAAGAATTGAACCTGCTCAATGAAAAGCTCTCAAAAAATATCATTGATGAAGTCTTTGACACTGCCGCTCCGGCACGCAATCTTGAACTGATTAAGACGGTAGAAGGATTGGATGTCAATACCTTTACCGGCTATAACCAAGTTCATAATACGCTTGATGGCAAGTTATATACTTGGAACGGGCGAATTTATACCCACAAAGTCAGCACAAGTGATTTAGAGGGGAAGATTGAAACGAGCCAACTTGATGCGACGCTTATTGAGCAACTGGCCTCGACACAAGATACCGCTAATTCGGCCAATCTTGGTGTGAGACAACTGCAAGGTAATCTCACTCAAGAGGTGAATCGTCTCACTCAATCTATTCGAACCGAAAGCACGAATCTGACGAAGAAAGTGCAAGATGAGGCGAAAGCCCGTGGAACTGCAATCACCCGCTTAGAAAATACGGATAGACAGCAGGCTGAACACCTCGTCACACTGACGACAAAAACCAATCAAGCTCTCACAGGGTTAACGGAAGAGCGCAATGCCCGTATTGCAGGTGATAATGCTCAAGCAACAGAAAGAACCGCTCTGACCGCAAGGGTGACGGCCGCAGAAAGCGGTATCAGCCAATTGCAGCGTAGTGTGTCGAATCAAACGACAGCATTGAGTGAGATGAACCGGAATCTTAATGCGAAGATTGATGGGATAAATGTCGGAGGGCGTAATTATCTGTTGGATAGCACATTTAAAGCAAGAAAATGGCATCATTCTCAAGGCTCAGGCACTAAAGCTATCTTTAGTATTGAAGAGGGGGTTCTCACTATCACTTCAGAGAACAGTACTTGGAAGCAGTATCAAATCAGTGATTACAATTATGAAGGTGGTTTGAGCAATATTCCTGATGGTGCAACCGTCACATTCTCATTTGAGGTGATGACACCGGATGATAACGCGAATGGTAATATTAAGTACTGGGCAAATTTAAGGGCAGATAGGCTGAATCTCTCTCAAGGTGGTGCGACAAATCCTATTGTGATAGGGCAAACGCCTGCACCTAACCAATGGACTAGAGTGAGGGTAACCGGTGTTGCAACACAACCAACTCATTTTAAAGGTTGGCGATTTATCCTTGCCACCTCGACGGCCGGCACGGTGAAGTTCCGCAAACCCAAACTCGAACTTGGCAACATTGCGACCGACTGGACACCGGCACCGGAGGATATTGAGGGGAATATTGACAATATTTCGGCAAATATCACGGCGTATCAAGCAGCACAAGCGGCTAAGGATAAAACCACGGCTGACAACGTCACCGCATTAACGACCAGAATGCAGGGCGCTGAGGGGAAAATTACCGAGGCCGAGCAGTCAATTAGCCGGCTCAATCGATCGACAGCGACGAAGATTAGCCAATTAGAAGCAAGCTTAAACAATGCGAAAAGCGATTTAGCGGCGAAAATCACTGCAGAACAAATGGCTCGCACCCAAGGTGATAACGCCACCGCATCAAGTCTTGCTACATTAACGGGTCGTATAGGGAATGCAGAAAGTCATATTACCGACATTCAATCCACAAAAGCCGGTAAAACGGAAGTCGCGGCTTTAGCGCAAACAGGCTTGCAATCCATTTGGCGGGCGGATGCTAAAGCGGAAGCGGATAAAATTCAGGTCGGAGGAAGAAATCTCCTGTTTGACAGTATTTATCGCTCTGCAACCAAATGGGATAGACGTACAAGATTGATACAACGGGAAGATG